ACAACGCCTAATCAAGACCGTGAACTAGAATGGATAAATAGGGCTAACGGTATAGCATTGGTCGTAGATGATGTTAGTTTAGTTAAGGAGGTATTTGATGCCAAAGACTTCAGCAAAAGCTTTAAAGACTAAAGCGGCGTATAACAAACGTCCTGATGTGCAAAAAGCACGAGTCGCACAAAACAAGGCAAGACGTCAAGCAATAGCAGACGGTCGTGCCAAAAAGGGAGACGGCAAAGACGTAGACCACAAGCGTCCACTTGCAAAAGGTGGTAGCACTAAAAAGTCTAATACTCGTGTCGTTAGTAAGAAGACAAACAGAGGGTGGAGAAAGAAGAACCCTGAAATGTATGGGAGCAGAAAGAAAAAATAATGTCAGCAAATGATAGGCAGATAGGCGGTAGTCACTACCAGACCAAGATTCAGCCTTGGGATTTCATAGTCGCAAACAATCTTGGTTATTTAGAAGGCAATATTGTCAAGTATATAAGTCGTTATAAGAAAAAGAATGGGTTAGAGGACTTATACAAAGCACAACAATATTTAGATAAATTAATCGAGATTACTAATGATAGTTTGGGAAAAGAAGAAAGCACTAATACTTAAAACAAGACATACAGATGCAATCTTAAACGTCATACCAACAGCTAAACTTTTTAGCGTTAAAGGCGTTGAGTATGTCGCAGTGCCACACAAATACTACGAAACAAAAATACTTCGGAATATGGGGTACAACGCTCCGTCGCCGATCAAGTTTTATTACAAATGGCCTGGGCGGTTCGCGCCGTTCGACGCACAACGTGAAGCTGCTGCATTTCTTACAATGCACGAGAGAAGCTTTAATCTAAGTGAATTAGGAACTGGTAAGTCTTTGGCGTCGCTCTGGGCGTATGACTACCTACGAGGCGAAGGTATAAAGAACCGTTGCCTAATTGTCTCCCCGTTATCCACACTAGAAAGAACTTGGGCAGATGAACTGTTTAACCATTTCCCACATCTTACTTACGCTGTTCTGCATGGAACTAGGGCTAAGCGTCTAAAACTTTTAAACGAAGACGTAGATGTCTACATCATCAACCACGACGGCATACAAATAATTGAAGAAGAACTTAAGAACAGACCAGATATTGATTTGGTTATGGTCGACGAGATTGCTCAATGTGCCAGAAACGCTACAACTGACAAGTGGAAAGCTCTCAATAAAGTTATAAACCGACATTCACGAATCCGTGGTTGTTGGGGTATGACGGGTACTCCCACACCTAACGCACCTACCGATGCTTGGGCGCAATGTCGCCTTCTTGTACCAGATGCTGTACCACCTTACTTCAATAGGTTTAAACAGCAAGTCATGAAACAGTTATCTCAATTCACATGGATACCAAAGAAAGAAGCAACAGATGTTGTGCATAACGCTATGCAACCTGCAATTAGATTTACTCGTGACGAGTGTGTCGACTTGCCACCTCTTATGTATGAAACAAGACAAGTAGGTCTAACCAAAGAGCAAGACAAAGCATACAAAGAAATGGTTAATAGGTTACGTACACAAGCAGATAACGGAGAAGTAACCGCAGTCAACGAAGCAGTCAAGATGCAGAAGCTCGTACAGATTGGTTGCGGAGTAGTGTATGCAGATGACGGTACAGAGAAAACAATACCGTCGCACCCTCGTATTCAAGAAACAATAGATATAGTCAACGCGGCGGAAGGCAAAGTGATTGTGTTCGTGCCGTTTGTATCTTCTGTAAACATGGTAGCGGACGAACTGAGCCAACACTTTACTGTAGAAGTCATTCACGGTGGAGTTAAGAAAGCAGAGCGAGATCGTATCTTCGGTGCGTTCCAAAAGACTAAAGACCCAAAAGTTTTAGTAGCACAACCTGCAGCAATGTCACATGGATTAACTTTGACCGCTGCAAGCACAATCGTCTGGTATTCTTGTGTAACTTCCAACGAAGTTTTTGAACAAGCGAATGGTCGTATCAACAGACCTGGGCAGAAAATGAATAACTTCATCATCCTCTTGGAAGGCACTAGCGTTGAGAAACGCATATACAACCGACTAAGGAATAAACAGAAGATGCAGGGTGCATTACTCGATGAGGTCAAGGCGACTCGCGAGAAAATTTGTGCTTGACATCTGTATACAGATGTTTATAATTGAATATTCTTGTAAATAGGTGAAGGTAAATGATATTATTAAGTCCCGAACAAGTTTCGGAAAAACTAGGTATTACGAAGGCTGCTTTGCATGCCTTACGTTTACGAGAGGGCAGCTTTCCACCGCCGATTAGGGTTTCACAGAAAGTCTTAAGGTGGGACGAGGCTGATATTTTAGAGTGGTTAAATAATAAAAAGGAGAACGTCGATGAAGATAAAGGAACTGGATGATGTTTCTTTACTGAAGTTGTTTATTCACCTGCGTGACCGCCGAGCTAAGCGTAAAGCTGACTATGCGATGGATGATGCAGGAGATAAAGATAAGCAAGACAAAATCGAGGTGGAGTTTCTAAAGCGGTTTAACGACCGTGGTATAGACAACGTATCTACCAAAGGTATTGGCACTGCATATCGAACCACACGTACATCTGCGACTGTAGGAGATTGGGAAGAACTTTTCGACTACATCAAAGATAAAGAAGCATGGGAGATGCTTGAACGTCGTGTGAATAAAACAGCTGTAGAACAGTATAGAAGCGTCCATGATGATTTACCTCCAGGGGTAAATTGGTCAGAAACACAAGTAGTCAACTTCAGACGTAAGTAATTACAGTCTGTAAATTAGAGGAAATAATATGAGCGATTTAATAGCTATCCAAGGGTCTAACCTACCCGCCCACTTGCAGGGTAAAACTGGTAATAACAATTTGTTTGCTGCCGCTGTACAAGTAGGTGGTTTTCCAGTTGTTTCAATCAAAGGTAAGGTGTTCCACATCCAACGTGGGGATGTCCGTAAACTTGTAACTAAAGAAGGTGAAGATGATCCTGCAGGTTCACTACAAGTAGTCATCTTAGCTGCCAACCCTAACAAATCTAAAGTCTATTACGACAAAGGTTTTGAAGAAGGTTCAGTAGCAAAACCAACTTGTTACTCAAACAACGGTTCAAGTCCTGCATCAGATGCAGAGTCACCTCAATCTAAGAACTGTGCAACATGCCCTCATAACCAATGGGGTTCTCGTATCACCGATAACGGCGGTAAGGGTAAAGCATGTGGCGATTCTATGCGTATCTGTATTGCGCCCGCTGGTCAATTAAATGACCCCATGTTACTGCGCGTCCCCGCAGCATCACTAAAAGTCCTAGGACAATATGGTTTGGAACTCTCTAAACGTGGAGTGCTACCTCACCATGTTATTACTAAGATTTCTTTTGACCATAACGTGGCGCATCCTGCTCTTACATTTAAGGCGGTTGAGTTTGTTAACGAAACACAACTTGCTCAGATTGAAGACGCACTTAATAGTGAAGCAGAGATAATCAACCAAATAACTGGTGTAACAGATAGTCCTAATATGTCTACTGAAGCAGTAGCGGACTCTGCACCTGCTAAGGTTGAAGTTGTAGAAGAAGTAAAAGTAGAAGCACCTAAAAAAGCGGAACCTAAGAAAGAAGCTAAGAAAGTCGAGGACTTTGATGACGTCGACGCAGCTTTAGATAACTTAGACTTCGACGATTAATTTCGTATCTTAAGGGGGAGCAATCCCCCTTATTTTTCTAAGTATGGGGGAAACTTTTAGGTGATATATGGGGACACAAGACTTTTTAGAATTAGTAACACCAGAGCAAGGCAATAAGATATTAGCCCTTGCCACACCACTACCAGATGGTAAAGGTGTTTGGTTTAAATACCGTAAATATGCTACAGCACAAGAAGCAGCAGTAGCAGCAAATCAATTTGATGCGCAGGGTGAAACTGTTTACTTCGCAGTAAATTCATTCGGCGACTGGTACGAGGACAAAAACAAGAACAATAAGAAACGTATTCGTACACAAGAAAACGTCGTAGCTTGCCGTAGCTTGTTCGATGACTTTGATGTAGGCGACGAAGACGGCAAATACAAAACTCGTAAAGAAGCACTAGACGATGTAATTAAATTAGCTAACGCACTGAGAATGACACCTACTATCACGTCCTCTGGTGGTGGGTTTCATTGCTACTTTTCGATCAACCACGATATAGATAAAGATACGTGGTTAAAACTTTCATCACTTAAACGTGACATTACAACGCACTTAAAAATTAAAGCTGACCGTGCAGTTGACATGGATAGCGCAAGAATTCTACGACCAGTTGGTACACACAACCGTAAGAAAGAAGTAGCTGTACCAGTTAAGTTAATTAAGAAAGGTATTCAATACCCTATAGACGTTGTCATATCTAGATTAGAAAATTACATTTCAGACAATAATGTAAAGCCAATGCCAAGTGCGGTGCGGAAAGAGAAAGTCGTTAACCCATTTGCAGCAGCGTTGGGGGACTATCCAGAATCAGACGCGAATATAATCGCTGAGCATTGTTCGGCAATAAGAGAGTTTAGAGATACGCAAGGTAATGTATCAGAACCTCATTGGCATAGAGCAATCGGTGTAATCAAACATTGTAAGAATGGTGAGCAGATAATCCATGACTGGAGTAAAGGTCATGCGAACTATTCTGAAACAGAAACGCAATCCAAGATTGATGAGTGGGCAGTTGGGCCAACCTCATGTATAGAAATGGATAAGCACTTAGGGTGTAGAGAAAAGTGTCCTATGGCGGATAAGTGTATGTACCCAATACAGTTGGGTCACAGTGAAGAAGCAGAATCCGTCGCGCACGAGACGCCTGTGGCCGACGAGCCCGTAAAGAACGACGACGACGTAATTACAATCGAAGGGCAGAAGATACCTTATTGGCCTGCTAGCGGTTACCGTTGGAACGGATCGATGATTTCACGTTCCATAGTGGACGAAGACGGCGTTGTTTCATGGAGACCTTTCTCTAAATCTTTCTTATATCCTATAAACAGAATACAAGACTCGGAAGGTACATGGGTTATTCACTGGCGTGCCAAGGAGAAGAACGGAAGTTGGCGTGAGTTTTTTATGCCTACAGCAGAGCTAGCGTCTACAGATTTAATGGCTAAGACGTTATCTGCGCACGAGATATTTTTATTAAAAACAAGGAACGCGAAAATTGATATGGCTGAATTTGCAGAAGGTCTAATCGAAACACTACAGTCGTGGCGAGTTGAAACTAAAACGTTTAAACAGTTTGGTTGGACGGAAAAACGAGATGGATTTGTGATGGGTACTACAATGATAAAAGAGAACAGCGAAGAAACTGTTCTGTGTGACCCTGATATGCCCCTTGATATTGCACAAGACTTTGGAACGTCTGGCACTTTAGATGAGTGGGTTAGCAATATAGACAAACTGTATAATAGAAAAGGTGCAGAACCATTCCAGTTTGCACTATGTCATTCAATGGGTTCAATTCTTGTCGAGTTGATGGGTTCATCTAACTGGCACGGGTTACCACTTGCATTTACTGGTCACGGCGGTACTGGTAAATCAACAGCCGCAAAGATAGCGTGCGGCTTCTACGGCAATCCAGAATATATGGAACGCCAAACGGGGGAGCAAGGTTCGACCCTTAATGCTGCAATTAAACGTATTGCCATTATGGGGTCGGTTCCTATGCTACTAGACGAATTCTCAGGCAGGCAACCAGATGAACTTACTCGTACTGGTTACGCATTGGCTAACGGTAGAGATAAAGAGCGACTAGGTTCTAGCGGTAAGTTTGCTACAGTTGGTGGTCAATGGTTTAAGAACTCATTCATTACATCTAACGATTCAATCCACGAAAGCATCAGTAAGTTGCCGGCAGGGTACAGAGTTGAAGCGACGCAGTTGCGTTTCTTTGAAGTCCAGTTGCCAGAGAACTTTACGCTAGATACTTTCTCAGATATATCTCAAGAGTTTGTTGAGAATCACATGGACAATGTCTACGGCGAAGCATGTCGCCCATACATTCGTTTCATTATGAAGAACACTGACTGGGTCAGACGCCAGTTGGTTGCAGCGAGAGCTAAATTTAACCCTAAGTCACAAGAAGATAACAAAGAACGTTTCTACCGTGACACCATTGTTACCGCATGGGTAGCAGGTAAGATTGCTCAGAAGTTAGGTTTGATTAGCTACGACGTAACCGCTATGAAGAACTGGGCTCAAGACCAAGTAATGAAGATGCGTGACAGCCGTAAGGAATCTAATACTGATATTACAGAACACGTCGCGTCGTTCATCGCTACGCTTCCAGGACGACTAATCATAACGAAACACTTCGGTGATGCCAGAGCTAAAGAGAAAGAGCGTCCGATGGAGATCATGCGTGGGCCTGCTATCGGTCGTGTATGCACGGAAGATAAGAAAATCTACATAACTGCTAAAGCACTTACTGACTGGTGTAAAGAGCATGGAGTAGCACCTGCAGCAATCAAAGAAGAATTTGACAGAGGTAACTACATCATTCCAGATACAGACGGAAAACCAACGCACAAGATTTATATCGGTTCTGGTTCTACAGTACCGAGTGGTCAAGCACGTTGTTATGAGTTTAGATATGGAAAGATATTCGGCAGCAACGCCCCACTAAACATCGAAGAAGATGAAGAAGGCGTGCATACCGAGTCTAATTTACTTAAGGAATAGAGGCTCTTTGTCTGAAAGATTTCTTTTTTCTTTAATAGACTTTTTAATACGCTCATACGGGTATCTAGTTAAATCACTAATTGGCCTGCGTTTAAATTCTGTAGAAGAACCGAATAACTTTTGAAGTTTTACTTTGGCTTCTTGTAGTTTAAAGAATTCTTTTCTAGCGTCTTTCATTTTCTCAGCGTACTTAGCCTTGTCTTTGCCAGTAGCTTTTTTGTGGGCCTTCCACGCATTGTTGTAGTCTGTTTTTATCTCGCCGGTTCTTTCAGATACCCATTCTTTTATTTCGTACTGACGAGAACGCTTATACTTAAGGTCTTTTAGTTCACTAGAAGGGATACCAAAAGCGTTAGCAATTAAACTTGCATTACTAAACTTAGTATTTGCCATTAGCACATCACCGTTAGTATTAGTGAAGCCTTCATATCTAAGTCTAATAGACTCCATTGGGAACTTAATACCGTTAGGCATAATAGCTTCGATTGCTTTGTACGGATCTCCGTTTTCCATATACTTTCTAAAACGATCAGTTCTATTAAACCATTGGCTAGTAGGGCCTAACAGCGTGTCAGTAACCCACGCTTTTTGCTCTCTTTGAGTTCTGCCAAAGTCGCTGTAAGGACTAAAACCGAAAAGGTTTGCTTGTGATAGTTTAGCGTTACCATCTACTCCTATCATTCCTAGCATGCCTTTAGTCAGTAAGTCTTTAGCAAGTCCGTCATCCATGTTTTCATTTATGTAGTCTTTTAAACTTGATGGTGGTTTTTCTTCATCTTCGCCGTCTAGCAAATCACCTAACCCGCCAGCTGCCCAGACAATCGCCCCTACAAATGGCATACCTACTGCGCCAGCTGCTAGGAACGCATAGCCAGTCATAGCAGTAAAAGTTCTTGCCGCTGCACGTTTTTCTTCTTGGCTATAAACATCTGCGCTGTCCCACCAAGTTTTAGCTGCGTTAATGTACGCCCAAACCATCATAAATCTGTACTTTTGGTACTGCATGACAAGCTTAGTACCCTGGTTTGCGCCTTTAATAATAGCTGGAGCGTCAGCTTCCGAGAAGTTACCTTGTGTATCTTGTACTACAGATATCGCGTAGTCTAAAGAAGTCATAGGCGTCGTAGCTACATTACTCTTAGAGCGTAAAGCTTTTCTGGCTTTAGTAATATTTTTGTTTTTAATGAAACTAGGATCAGACTCTGCTAAGTCATAAGCAGCTACCGCAGCAGATACACGGTTGTACATCTCGACTAATCTTGCCCATTGGTAAGCTGCATGACTTACCTTGTTAAGTAAGTTGTTTGCTTTATCTACGTATTTAAAACCGCTATTCTTTGTATCCGCTTCATACAAGTCTTGTTCAAGACCTACGTCTAGTAGTTCTTTTAACTGTAATGTTTCTAGAAGCTCTTTGTACTTAGCGTTCTCACCAGTTAGCTTATCAAAATCGATAGTAACTTTGGGTTTAAAGAACATAGCTGGGTTAAGGCTTTGCAGTTTAGGTAACCCAACAATATTAGCGGCTACTCTATAACCTTTAAATAAAGATCTCCATGCTTTGCTTTGACTGCCAAAGTCACCGGTCAATCTTGGAATAGTAACTACAGCTGGTTGAGTAGCATTTTGAAGATGATAACTCAGAGAAGATGTGAGCATGTACAAGGTGTTAACACTTGCAATTTTGTTCTCTAAAGCGCCTACCCACTTGACGCCGTGTTTGTGGTCTTTCAGCTCTCTGTTGTAATGATACTGGAGTAAGTTCCAGATAGGCATTAACTCGTTTTTATCAGACTGAGCTTCTTTTCTAGCTTGCGCTAATAGCTGATGAACATTTTCTCCATGCTCCATAGTAGCTATAAGACCTGCATCAGCAAGACCGTTAGACCTAAAGGCTTTAAACATATCTTGTTCAAAACCGGCACGGTTCATACGTTTTAGCTGCGTAGTTCGGGCGTTACTATCATCTAAAGACTTAATATATAAATCAGCTACCAAAGACTGAAGTTGTTTAACTATTTCTTTTTCACTAGGAGATAAGTCTTGAGAATGACCTAAAACTTCGTCTGCTTTTATTGACCCTAATACTTGCTGTAAAACCTTAAAATTGTTAGTTCCTGCTCCATAGAATTCCTCTTTCATGGAGTATTCAGAGTCTTCTGCTGAGTAGCTATCTTTGTTATCCTCTAGGAATTGCATAGCTTCTGCTTCAGAGTCAAACATAGACACGACGTAATGGTCAGCGTCCCTCATTAACTTTTCTAGGTTATCTCTATTTTGTTGGCTATTTGATTCTTGAACCGCTTTCTCTGCAGCTACTAATTCTTTAGACCTGAGTACAGTTACCCAGTCACCAAAACGTCTTAGAGGTGCGTATGGGCCACGAAGACCTGCTGCGTTAAAAAACTTACTGCTATCTTTACCAGCTAAATCTGCTGCAATTTTTTGCTTGCGCTGTAACATTTGCTCGCCATGGGCAAACAAGTCTTTAACGATACTTTGCTCTTCTTCAGATAAAGCGTTAAAAGCAGCTTCTAATCCAGCGTCAATTTCTATTTCTTCGTCTTGGTTAAACTTTTTGTCGAATAAGTCTGGGTGCGAATCTCTAGGGTCATAAGCCCATTTCTGCTCTACAGTAGACTTAGCTATTAGTTTAGATAATACTTGCTGTCTTTCGTCTGACAAGCTTTCTACTCTTTGTAGTATTCCTTCTATAGCAAACTTAATCTTGTTAGCAGTCATCCTCTTGGCGTCAAACTCTTGGTGTAAACGCACAATAGAAGGCATTTGTTCTGCGTACTCTTCTATTAATTGGTGTAAAAACTTAAGTCTATCTACGCCTCGTTTAAATAGGTTTCCGATAGTCTTCATCTTAGTAGCAAGAGAAGGATTGCTCTTCTTAAGCTCTTTGATTGTTTTGTTTACTTCTTCTTTGTTTTTGTCTTGGTTTAGAGAGTAAAGAATAGGATCGCGTCGGAAAGAGTTTTTCTCTGCTCCATTAGCGTGGGTCTTAACATCTTTAGATAGTGCCTTCCATGCAGCACCGTACGCCATGTCAACAATGTCTTGACCAGTTACTTCTATATTCGTTTCGCCTAAGAAGTTTCTAAGTGCGTTTTGGAAAGCGTCCCAAATACGTTTTAGTAGTTTGCCGCCTTCGGTATTAGTGCTTGGCTCAACACCGCTGTTGACCATTTCTTCTATGAAGTAAGCTACTACTTCTTCTTTTACAAATTCTTCGTCTACGTTTTTGTCTTTTATAAGCTGGCTGACGTTTCTTATAGCTCTATCAGCAACTACGCCTTCCTTACCTTCGTTTGTCAAAGCCCAGTTAGTTATCTGGCTAAAGATTTCTTCTACGCCTTCATCGCCTAGAATCTCATTTATACCAACATGCACACCAACTTCGTGCATGAATATGCCCATTTCATTGCCAGCTCGGATGTTGTCAGTTACGAAGAATATTTGTCCGTCGCTATCAACAAAGCCTTTAGCAGCAGCTGGGATTTCTCGCCCTAGCACTGCGCTTGCTTGAGCTGCGCTTTTAAATATAGTTACTCTGCCACTATCAAATAACTCATCAGCTTTATCTTTACCTACCAAGTTATCAAACAGCTCTTTAATTGTTTGTCTGTTTGCTGCGATTTTAGGTTTATCTTCCTCTGAAAGACTGTACTTAACGCCTTTAGCTGCAAGAGCATCGACCCTCTCTTGGAAACCTTTAAAGTCGTCATTTGATAACAGATCGCGCAGAGTTTTGTCGTCTACGAACCAGTTTTCACCAAGTTTTTCTTCAGCGTACTTGCTAGCTTGTTCTATTAGTTTTAGGTTTTCTCTGTTGAGTTGTTTTTTGCCTTTGTTTTTAGGTTGGCCAGCTCCTTGTTCAGTTTCCTGAGTTTCGGAAGTAGTTTGTGCACTGTCAATTCTTTTATTTTCATCTTCTATCCTTTGTTGTAACTGCTCTTCTTTCTGGTCATTCGCTAAGGTTGTTAAAGTGTCAGCAACTTCTTCTTTAATCAAGTTAACTACTTCTTCCGAAGCTTCAATGTTACCGTCGTTTAAGCCGATAGTACCTTTTAGCGTACCGTTTTCATTCTTTTGAACCATTACGGCCATTGAGACTGCAAATGCTTTTTTCTCAATATCTGGGAGGCTGTCAAAATCTATAGCACCTTGAGGTTTGCCCATATTCCAGAAAGCCCTAAGTTGGTTTAGTACCTCTGCATTAGAATAGATATTTGTTTCCAAAAACTCTTTAATTTTTGCGTTAGCCTCAGCAACGTCTTGTTCTTGCTCTATCCGTCCTTTTTCTTCAGCAGCTTTATCAACAGCAGCTTTGTCTTCTCTATTTAAAGCTCCTACGTCCGTTTGAGAATCGTTAGGTGACTTACGCTTAGTCATTCCTGAATCTACGTCAAGCAAGTTTGCGTCTGCGTCGCTAACCCCTGTGGAAGTATCTACAGTACCTTCCAACTGCTGCATAGTTTCGTCTACTTCTTCCGCTTGGTTACGGTTGCTCTGAGCAAAGAATTCTTTTAGCGTTTCGTTACCAGCTTTCTTTTCAATCTTTTTCTTTAACTGTATAAATGCTTGCTGAGCAGCTGATCTATTTTTAAGCCCTGCTCTTTTAGCAATTTCTGTGTAGTTAAATGTACCTCTAGGAGTTATCAAATTACTTAAATCGTCGCTAAGGGACGCTTTCTGTAAGACGTCTGCAACTTTCTGTTGAGAAGAAGTTAGTCTATTTCTGCCTGTAACACCTTCATTTAAATAATCAGTTAATGTTTTAGCAGCAACTTGCTGTGGAGCCACATCTTTTGGCTCTACTTTAGCTATTTCTTTTTTAGGTGTAGCTTTTTTCTTAGCCGCTTTTTTCTTAACAGGTGCAGGCTTTTTCTTAGCTGCTTTGGCAGCATCTTTATATCTTTTCTGGTTTTCTTTAGATAAACCCAGAATGTCTTTAGTCTTTAAACTAAAGTCTTTGTTATCGATCAAAGAAGTTACTAAGTCGTTTTCTGCTTGTAGAGGATCGGCTTCAGCTGCCGCTTCTTCCTCCTGCTGCGCTTTTGCTTCTGCTTCCGCTGCAGCTGCTTCTTCTGCTTGACGTCTAGCTTCATTAAAACCTTTAGCACGCTCTGCGTACCAAGGTACTTGTTCATTATTCATAATGGCTTCAGACTCACGTCCTCTTGCCGCTAGAATCTTGTTAATTTCTCTAATTGCTTTTGT